TTGCGGCATCCCGTATCCATGACCAAATGCTACATGATAACAGCGCCCAGAGACGAGGAGATGTACGCCCTTAGGATCTGGAGATACATCAACAGCCATGACGTCCACAAGTGGATAATAGCATCAGAAATAGGACGGAACGGATACAAGCACTGGCAGATACGCATCAAGACATCGGACCCCGATTTCTTCAGCTTCGAGGAAAGGGAAGAACCGTACCTGACAGCAAACTGGAAAATAGAGTACAGGAAAGTCAAGATAGGCACAGGATGGGCCAACATCAACATACCGAGATCTCACGTCGAAGAATGCTCCGACGATTGGGACTATGAGACCAAGGAGGGCAGGTACCTAGCATCGTGGGATACCCCCGAGGTCAGAAAGCTAAGGTTCGGCCAACCGAGATGGCATCAGGAAGCCATCATAAACCGCCTAGAATCGACAAACGACCGTGAGGTAATGGTTTGGTATGACCCGACAGGCAACAGTGGCAAATCGTGGCTCGTAGGCCACTTATACGAGACAGGGCAAGCATACTACCTACCACCGACAATGACGAGCGTACAGTCCATGCTACAGATGATGGCAAGCCTAGCCATACAGGATCGCGAGGACGGGAGACCACCAAGGAGGTATGTGGTCATCGACATCCCGAGGACGTGGAAATGGAGCAAGGATCTATACTGCGCCATCGAGACAATCAAGGACGGTCTGATAGTAGACCCGAGGTACTCGGCACGCCCCATCAACATCAGAGGAGTCAAGGTACTAGTCCTATCCAACGATCGTCCATCACTGGACAAACTATCCGTAGACAGGTGGGTGGTAGAGAATACACCAATGCTCTAAACGGCGCTACCGCGCGCCCACATCTCGCTGTCGCGGACCCCTAACGGGAGGACAGGCGGGGGAAACGTAGCCTCCTTATCGTAACACTGACGGAGGCTACCCCCCTTTAGGGGGGTAGGAAGAAGTTTACAGAACACCGTCAGCAGAACTAACGATCTCTCCGTTCTCCACCTCGAGAGAATCGGGACCACCATCAGCTATACCGGAAACCATCGAGGCAATCTCCGATACATTACTGGAGGTAACGGGGTTGAGAGGCTGTGCAACATAAACGGATGCACTACCGTAGGACTGCACATTAAGGCAAGACCTGAAGCCTCCGAACTCGAAGTAATGCTTGATTATCAGGCGGAAGTAGAACAGACTCTTGTATGCCGGGGGCATCATAACATAAAGCATCGGTATGTTAGGAAGATAGGTCTGAAGAGCAAAGTTACCACCAGTCTGATTACCACCAGTACCAGATTCGATAGCAGTGCCGGAACTAGCAGGTCCTGGAATAGGGGAAACAGCAAGAGGCTTACTACCAGTAAGCAGAGTTCTAGTGACAGTATCCATCCATCCAAGCCTATCAAGCTTGTTGGTGAAGATAACATTACCTTTCAAGTCATCAGGGACATAACTAGAATTATCCTCCGAAAGCACAGGATCAACAAGATAAGACTCCTGGGTACCGCCAATAGTAGGCTCAATCTTATTGGTATTCCAAGTATATGCAGCACCACTACTAGGAGTGGTAAAACCCCTCATAGGGAGAAGCTGAGCATTCGTCGCAAGCTTGTATACATAGGGCTTAACAAATGTACTAAATCCGCTCTGAACACCAGCCTTACGAAAACTAGGGTCCATCAGACACATGGGATAAATCTGATTGATATCTCCTGCACCAGATGTATAATCCTGACGATCTATGGAAGTACCGATAATCTCGGAAGTACCAGGATTAATCTCCGACCCGTAAGGTTCAGGGAACGTACGAGCAAGAGGGTCGGTAAGCATAGCCTCGCCGTGATAATGCCTCCAGAGGATGGGATTAACCATGTCCCTAGGATCTATCGTAGGCTCACCAGCCGCATAACTAAGCTGGAGGGGGTCAGCAGGAAGGGTACTCGCAGGGACAAGAGTTACCTTAGCCCCGACATAGCGGAACTTCTTATACTGGAGGAAATAACCGAGAAGGTGCCTCCTAACATTATTACCAGTAGGGGTATGAATCTTAAGAACAGTACCCTGACCAACAGTAGTGGACAGGTCGTAAATCTCCGAAATAGATGCACTAACCATCAATAATACCTCCTTAGATTACGGGCATACCCGCTACCGCTGTAATACAGACCACCAGCAGCATAAAGACCACTACCAACGGCCTTGAACGCGGGGGTACGAGCTGGATAACGGATTTTAACCCAAGGGTACCTTTTTTTGTAGTCATTTAAATACCTCCACTCCGACCCCAAGCGCAGAGCAGAATAACCACCGTACGCAACAGCCAACGCAAGGGGCAGGGGCATCAGTAACGCCTCCTCCTATAGCCATATCTGGGACGACCGTAGTATCTGCGCCTGTAAGACTTTCTATACGCCATTTTAATCAAATCCTGCTATCCCTTAGCAGTAAACACCGAGGGGCATTGAAAGTTAAGGTGATAGCGTTACAAAATTAACTAGCCCATATAAACAGA